TCTTTGGCAATTTTAACGTAGAAATACGTTCAACACAGATAGTAGCTAATTCAGTTGTTGTAACTGTAAGGCTGCATGTAATAAACCCTATTTCAGGGCAACCAATGTGGCAAGACGGAATAGGCGCGGCACCAATTCAAACTGATAAAGGCGCAGGGGCAACCGATTGGAATGCAGTTAAAACCGATGGTGTGCAAAAAGCAGCACCCGCCGCTGAAACATACGCCGTTAAAGATGCTGCTGAAAAGTTTGGTAAAATATTTGGGCGCGATGTTAGCCGTAAAGGAAGCATGAATTATACTGATTTGCTTAAAAAATCTGATTTTAATAGTGAATTAGAAAAATAAAAGTGTTATATTTGCACATGTTCGACTTCACAATAGAACAATAAAAGATATTTTAGCCCTGCATGATATAGGTAGTGAAGTCCCTATTGATTGTGGGGCTTAGTTTTTAAAAAAATATGTTATGGAACTTAAAATTAAAGAAGAATTTAAAAAGCTGATTCCACCGCTTACGCCCGATGAATATAAACAGCTTGAAACTAATTGCATTGAAGAAGGTATTCGCGATGCCATTATTACTTGGAATGGCTATATTATTGATGGGCACAACAGGTATAAGATAGCACAGGATTGGCAATTGGGTTATAAGACTATCAGTAAAAATTTTGAAAGTGAATATGATGTTGTTGAATGGATGCTAAATAATCAATTTGGCAGGCGTAATTTAACTGAATCTCAGAAAAGTTATTTAAGAGGTTTAAAGTATGAAAATGATAAATTAAGAAGTGGTTTTAGAACAGACCTTACCCCAAAATGGGAAAAGGTTAATACAGCTGATAAACTTGCAAAAGAATATAATGTATCAAAAAATACAATTATAAGAGATAATGAATTTTCTAAAGGACTTGACCTTATTACAAAAATAGCACCTGAAAAGCATGATGAAATATTATTAGAAAAAACTGACCTTACTAAGCAGCAAATTCAAGAATTTTCAAAAATTGAAAAACAAATTGAAAAGCAAATTAAAAGTGAGCAAATTTTAATTTCTGAAGATGAACTTAAAGCTAAAATAGAAGATAAGGCTAAACAATTAGCAGAAATTAAGCTGAAAGAAATTGAAGAACAAAAGAAAAATCATTATTCAAAAATTGCTGAAAAAATAAAAAATAATGATATAAAACCACAATCAATTATAAATATTGAAAACATTGTTAAATATAATGTTAAATTATATGATATATATTTAATAAATGATAAGCATAAATTAATTATAGCTGATTCATTTAAAGATTATATTTATATAAAAGAAAATATAAGTTCAATTGATTGTGTATGCACTGACCCACCTTATGGTATATCTTATAAAAGTCCAACAGGTAATGCTATGACACAAAGAGGTGATTATAAAATTATTGAAGGTGATAATATTGAATTTGAACCACAAATATTATTTGAATATTGTAGTAATGTAATTACATGGGGAGGCAATTATTACGCAAATAAAATGGTAAATAGTGCTGGTTGGTTAGTATGGGATAAAAGAGATGGTAAAGCTATAAATTTAAATAGTGATTGTGAACTTGCATGGACTAATATGTTAAATTCTGCAAGATTGTTTCACCATACATGGAATGGTATGATTAAAGCATCTGAGAATGGCGAAAAAAGAATTCACCCCACACAAAAGCCTATAAAATTATTTGAATGGTGTTTAGAAGTATGTAAAGCAGGTAAAAATATTTTAGATTTATTTGCAGGCTCAGGAATAATTATACCAGCATGTGAAAATACAAATAGAATAGCATTTGCAGTTGAAAAAGATTTAACCTATGCAAGTTCAATACTTAATAGATTATCTGAAATGAATTATAAAATTGAAAAAATATAATATGAATCACAAAGAAGATTTTAAAAAAGCTACATTAGCATATATAAAAAATAAAGATTTAATACAAAAACAATTTATAGGGCAACTTTTTAGTTTAGAACTTGAAAAGAATGAACTTAATGATTTGTTTGACAAGTCTGCAAGTACAGATATTTTATTAAAATCTAAAGATGGTTTAATTTATGGCATAGCAATGCGAGTAAATTTTAATACTAAATGGCATAAAAATATTACTATTAGATATAAAAGAATAACAGGAGCTAAAACTGAATTTGAAAAAACAATATCTGCAATTAAAAATAATGCAATAAATTCTGCTATTGGTGTTCAAATAGATGTTGATAAATCATTTAATTTAATCAGAGGCATTATTTATGATAGGTATAAACTTTTTACACACATAAATAATAACATTGATTATTTTACTAAAAAACACATTTATAAGGTTTATGATGGCAATCAAATGTTTTATTTAAATTATGATTTGTTGCAAGAAATAGATATTAAAAATAATGTGTTTGAAAACACTTTAGAAAATTTATTTACCTAATACTATGATTTTTCAAATATTACTTTTACTTTTGCCATTACGGCAGCCTGCTGCTAAAAACGTTCTTTCTACTTGTTAACACCATGTTACGCCAATTGTAACGCATAAAACGCTGATAATCATAGCTTGTTACGCTGTTACACTTGTTACACCACTTCAACACGTATATGCGTGTATTTTTTATGTTCATTCTCACATATATGTAGAATATAGTGTAACATACGTAACAGTGTAACATGTACTATATATCAATTACTTATGTGTTACACTTAATGTAACAACTGTTAACAATAATAATAAATAATAATAATAATATAAATAATAATACTAATAATAATATAGATATAGTCCTAAAACTTATTTAAACGGCATTTTAAGGCATTTTTATATTAAAGTGGTGTATAGATATCAAAACTTATTAAAAGTTGCTTAAAACGAAAATATGAAAGAAAGGGGAAGGCCTTTGAAGTTTAATTCACCTGAAGAATTACAAAAGAAAATTGAATCTTACTTTGTATGGTGCGATTCAAGAACACGAATTAAACATTTAGTTACTAAAGACGGTGTTCAAGAAGTTGTCGAAAGTTTTCCACGCCCTTATACGGTTGAGGGTTTAGCAGTTTATTTAGATACTAATAGACAAACGCTTCTAAATTACAATGATAAAGACGCTTTTTTTGACATTATCGAACACGCACGCCAAAGAATTTTATCAAACAAAATAGAAGGCGGTTTAGATAGAACTTACGATTCAGGCGTTGCTAAGTTTATGCTTATCAATAATTACGGCTTTAAGGATAAGCACGAAACAACCGAGGATGACAAAAACATTAACATAAACATTCAGTACCCACCTGAAGCTAAGTAGTGCCGCGAAACATAAACATACAACTGTTTAAGCCGCACACAGGGCAAAAACGAATATTAGATAATAAGCGCAGGTTTAACTGTATTGTTTGCGCGCGTAGGTTCGGCAAAACTGAACTTATTACTTCGGTTGCGCTTCCGCTTATAAGCCCCGCTGTATTTGAAGGTAAGTTTGTTGGTATCTTTGTCGATGACTTTAAAGATTTTGCGCAAAGCTGGAATAAGATTGTAGATACTTATAAGACTATATCTGAAGGCGGAATCATTAAACACAAAGATGAAACTTCAAAGATAATGCAGTTTTTAAACGGCGGCGTTTTAGAAGTCTGGTCCATCGGAGATGAAGGGCGAAAGGACAAAGGGCGCGGGCGAAAGTATCACCGCGTTATTTATGAAGAAACGCAAAAGATACCGAGCCATATATTAGAATACCATTGGAAAACTGTAAGCCGCCCTACCTTGACTGACTACAAAGGTGAGGCGTTTTTTATTGGTACAGCAGCGGGTAAAGATAACTATTGGTACGAACTATGCCGCAACGGCGCTAAGGCTGGCAATGTCGAAAAGAATTGCTATAATGACATAGACTTACCACAAAGCGAAAACGGTTCTGAAAGTTGGATAACGTTTCGAATGGAAACAACCGATAACCCAAACATCGACCCTGACGAAGTAGCCGATGCAAGCCGCGACCTTGACCGCCTAACATTTGAACAGGAATACAAATCTGTTTTTGTTGACTATTCAGGTGAAGCATGGGTTTATGTTTTAAAAGATAAAAGCATACAACAAAAAGTATTTCAGCCCTCAAAAAAAATCAATTGGGAAACTGAACAGATTTACGTTTCGTTTGACTTTAATAAAATACCTATGACCGCCGCTGTTATGCGCAAAACTACATTAGCGCCTGATGTATCGGCACGTTCACGTTATCGCTATGGCGTGCATATTGTAAAGGAATTTAAGATAGGTAGTGAAGAACGCGGCGAGGCTTCAATATATGATACATGCCAGGCGTTTAGGGAATGGGTATTTGCCGAAACAAATAAGAAAATAGGGCGATGGTCTGATACTGCTATTTATCCCTGCACTATTCCGCTATTGATAACAGGTGATGCGAGTGGTGACCGTTCCGATGGCAGGCAGCGCGTATCTAAAACATATTACGAAATTATACAGGAAGAACTGCAGTTACCCGCGCGGTTTTTTGTAGTGCCTAAAGCTAACCCCCTGCATGCTGAAAGCTACGTGCAAACAAATACAATTATAAGCATGTGCCCCGACTTTCAAATATATGAAGATAAATGCCCGGGTTTACGTATGGACTGTTTGCGTATCAAATCAGATAACAGCCGCCGAATCATTAAAGGCAAAGGTGAAGAACGACAGGCCGACTTATTAGACAATTTGAGATACTTACTTAACACATTTTGTCAAGATATTAAATTATAGCCCCATGATTTACCGCCCTAAAATTAAAGTACATTCTAATGAAGAAGTAGAATATTGGAAAAACCTAATAAATGAAAAGCGCCGACAAAACAA